AAAATAGGAATAATTGCATCTTCTTCAGTTTCATTTCCAAGATAAGACTGGGAAATTAGCTTCTTAGTGCTAAGCGTGCGTTCGGTCATATCGACACCATTATAGGAGCCGTAAGTATCGCCGCGCTCGTTCAAGTTACCGTGAGGGCTTGAACCGCTTGCAGTTTGAGCTGAAGCAAACTCTGCATAGCCTGCATCAGGCATGATAGGCAGAATTTGAGTAGCGGATCGCATCTGAATCTCACGGAACAGAGGAGCAAGTACCAACTCTAGTTGAATATCTCGCTCTACGTTCGTAGAGACCTCTTGCTCGAAGTCTGCAGAGGAAACACCAACACCCGAATGGGCGTTAACTTTTTCCATAACATCCTTAGCGAGGCGAGTATCGTAACCTTTGCCCGTAGCACGAGCAAGAAAATATGCATCAGACATATCTGCCTGAAATGCTTTTTTCCAGTCACTAGTTCCGCGATCTGAGAAAATTCGCTTACTTTCGCGAATATGATTGATTTCGGAGGACTTCTCCTTAATCTCGTTTCGAAGCTCATCTACTACACTGTAGAGATCTTCATGCTTTTGAGAAACACGATTTTCCAAGTCGGCCATAAGACGCTCAGCACCAGTTGTAACGCCTTGTACGACAGCTTGGACCTCCGCTTTTTTCTCTTCAAGTTGTGCTTCTTGGGTTGCTTTTTGAGCAGCTTCTTCCTCGGCAGTAGCCTTTTCAGCAGCAGCTTTCTGGGCCGCCTGCATTTGGATTTCAGCAGCTGTTTTACGTGCAACTTCTCGAGCAAACTCTTCCATGTTAAAGTCTTGATCAGACATTACTTTTTCCTCGAAGACAGCATTAGCTGTTTCTTTTGGTGAGCCCTTACTGAGCTGACCTGATAATTTAGGATCGTTTACAAACTGAGCTTTCCACTCGGAGTAATCTTTTTCTGAGTCAAAAGACTTTGTTACAGAAAAAATTGCACCTTGATTTGCAGGCACTGATACAACAGATACCTCAAACAGTTCCGCATCCTTGATCCTATAGCCCTCGGTTTCTTCCATCCAATCCGCATCCTTGACCCTGAAACCGACACTAAAAGCGCTCAGGATGCCTTCTTTCACCATTTCAGCAATATGTCCTGCTGACTTGGAGATCTTTCCTTCTATTTCTAAGCCTTTTTCAGTAATAGCTAAAGACGTAGCTTTACCAATAGGCTTATTATAGTCGTGATTAAATAATAAAATCGGATTATTCTGATAGTTATCTAGGCCGCCCTTTTTCCAGGCGTAGCTTTCAATAATATCTCCAGACCTGTCAGTATCGACAGTGCTGGCATATCCTCTGATCTTGATACTATCATCATCATCTTCGTCATCATGATAACTCTTAAAAGTGGACATGATATTAAAAATTTTAGTATTCATTTCTTCATAACTTTTACTAGACATAGGGTGTTCCTTTGGTAGTAAGTCTGTATCGTGCTTTCCACTTCTAAACTTACCATTTCTTAAGACGTATAAAAAACTATTAACACGCCCATAGGCCCATTGTTCAGGGCTAGAGACGCTTGGTCTTACAGATTGAGGATTAGTGTAGTATGCACCTACTCCTCGTCTAAATACCGCAACTAGAGTTCGAGTAGAAGTCCTTTTAGACTTTACATCGCCCACTTTATCGTTGTGATCTTTTGCTTTCTTTTCTAGGCCCTTTCTGATGGCTTCTGTTACTTCTCCTCTCTTAGGAGCTTTTTCTTCATCCTCGTCAGTAACACCGCCAAAGTAATCTACAAGAAAATTATATTCGTAAGATGAAAGACCTTCGTATTCTTCTTCTAAGGTTTTTACTTCATCTCCAGTAGCAGCAACGTAGTCATCATGGGAGGCACATGGCATAAAAACTATATCCCCATTCTCATCGTGAGAATGAGTGCCTACACAGCCTATCTCTCTAGCTCTTTCTTCCGCCTCTCCTTGAGTTGTAAAAACGTCATCTCTTACTTCAGACTTATTTTCCTCTCTTTCTATTCTAGCTCTCATCTTTCGAGCCCAAGAAAATCCAGGATCTCCGCCCCACAAAGCCCAGGCTATTCGACCTGCACTTGGGTATCCTTCTTCGCCCCGATCAAAACCCTGGCCTTCCTTATCAACTTCATGTCTACTGAAGAAGGAAAACATCCTTTTTACAGTAGAAACGGATAAGTTCTCCTTGGCAATAATCTGATTAGCGCGAGCTACACCTACCATAGTGCCGCCCCTATTAAATTCTTTTCTCCAATCTAAACCGCGACGAGCTTCTTCGGCCATACTATCTGTTGGAACAAATTTTAAATCTGACAAAGCTTTTGTGTCTCTTTCTTCCCACTGAGTGTAGCATACTCCGGCTCTCTGACGAGCATTTTCGTACTCCTCTCCCATCTTAGGATCAGACATACAACGATCCATAAACTCGTCCTGACTTTCCTCTTGTCCCGGTATAGGCATAGGCATTACTCTTCACCTTCGGTAGTAGGCCTACCGCCTTGAGAAGGATTGGCTGCAGAACCTGCTCCTGCTATATTTGCAGGGATTCTAATACCATCATTGCCAGGTATAGGCTCCATTCTCATAGCTACTCTAGCCTCATTAGGAGTCATTATGCCTCCATTGACCAAAGTAGAATAGTAACCAGCTTGATCTTGAAGCTCCGGCTGTAGCGCGGGTATGTTACTAACATCTTCTGCCAAACTAAATCCAAAATAACGTTCAAAAGCAAAATTGATCTTTCTAACTATAGGCAGTACTGTCTCTAAATAGAACAGTCTGTGGTTAGGACGAATATTAGCGTTATTCCCACTATCTAGTAGTATAGGAGGAACGCCGAGTGCTTCCAAAATAATTTTTTCATTTTCTTTTATAGACTCTTGAAAATCTAACTCTTTAAAGTTTACCTCATTTAAGCTGTCTATTTCAAGACCTCCATCTAGGATCAATGGTCTATGTCCCCCAGTATTTGGATTGTACTTAGAGGTCCAAGACATAAGTAATCTTTCTTTAATTTTCTCACTTAATGTATTAGGAGTTTTAAGTACTAGTCCCGGGACTGCTCCATTCCTAAAAAAGTTTTCTTGAAACTTTCTCATAGACCCAAGCAACTGCATTCTCTTATAAGCTGGCTTTAGTCTAGGAACTCCTCGGTAAATAGAATTAAAAGAATTTTCTTTGATATGAATAATTTCTGAGGGGGAATAGTCTAACTTATTATCATAAACGTACGATTTTACGTAGGTTCTCTCGTCAGTTTCTATTTCTACATTTCGGGCGGGTAGCTGATATAAATGAGCTCCGTCGAAATATACAAAGATATTACCATCTATCAATAGATCCACAATAAGATTCCGCTTAAAAGAATTAATATCCTGAAAAGGGTTAGGCTCTACATTAAGAAGAGTCTCTACTTTGCTTCGTCTTATATTTTTTACTATTGGAGTTAAGTTTAATTTCTCTCCTACATCTACGGGAATTTCTGCTGCATCATCTACAATTAAGTTTACAGCTCTATTTACAACTTCGATTTGCTCGTAAGCATTTCTATAATTAGTAAAGATTTCACTAGTTCCTAGAGAGTAACCTTCTTCTCTAGAAATAAATCTTTGGGCAGGGTTTAACTTTTCTTCTACATCCTCTTTTGGGCCTCTCGAAAATAAGTTATCATACCATGCCATATTTGTCTCTTTGTTTCAACACCCAGCGTTTCTGCTTTCCTGCTGTTGCAAGTTTGGGCCTTTTTCCATATATAGAATGGAGTTTTAAGTGGTGAGAGTGACATAATGTTGTAGCTTCGTCATATAGCTCAACTAAATGTGCTTGAATAAAACTATCTCTCTCCGCCAGTATCTGTTCTTCTGTTGTTATAGTCTTTTTTGACTTTACTAGCCACTGGTCTAATAACTCGGTTAATCCGAAGAAGTGATGAAAATCAAGTTCTTCTTTGGAACCACAAATAAAACACTCAGTATCTTTATTGTACTTAGATTTTGCTTTATCTCTAATATACTTTACTAAATCTCTTTTGGGGTCCATGCTACCATTCCGTAATAGAAAAAATTATATCACCGTAATTAACAAAAAGTCAAGAGTTATTTTTCTTTGGTATCTTAAAAACTAGTTGACTGAGTTTCAAAGGTATACATTGCATATCTAATTGCATCGGCCATATGAGAGAATCTATCGTGCTTTGGTTTCTCTCTAAGAAGATTAGGGTTAGGATCCCACTGGTACTGATCTAAGCTATCTAAAGAATGTTGACACCTTTGATTGACCAATAGCTTATTATTGTCGACTACATTTGCCACCTTCCCTATACCATCTAGTATAGACTTTTTAGCGTTTATAGTAGATATATCATAATTTTGCGCAAAGTCATATCGTGTTTGCTGAGCAGCAGAGTCTATGTAGATATAGTCTATATCCCATTTAAGTATGAATCTTTGAATTTCTTCGGCGTGCTGCTCGGTAGTTCTTTCAGCTTCTAGATATTCGTCTAAAATATAGTAAGTCTCTGTATCCCAATCATAACCAAAGACACACAATGCTGTTGGATCTTTGTACCCTACATCAAGGCCTGCAAAAACATCCATTTTACTAGTATCTAATTTGTCTATATCTACTACGCATTTCTCAAAGTTAAAGCCC